CCGCAAGCCATACGTGACCCAAGACCTGACAGGAGTTTAGGGGTAGCAGGAGCTAATAGTAGTAGGCAGATACAGTGGGGATGGAACCCTGTAGGCGCAGGTGATGACCCCTTTGGGCTCACTCCTAATGACTTAGTAGCAACAGGGCAAGTCGGAACAGTAACAGTTACAACAACTTAGAGAATAGCTATGAAAAAAGATAGTAAAATCAAAGAAGTAAAAGATGCACCTAAGCCTGATATGAAGGGCGTTAAGACCACTGGAATAAAAGTTCGTGGTACAGGCGCTGCTACAAAAGGACTTATGGCTCGCGGCCCTATGGCGTAAAACATGAACTATACCGAGCTAAAAACAAACATTGAGGACATTTGTGAGCTTACGTTTACAGATGACCAGCTCGCTATGTTCACGAAACAGGCGGAACAGAAGATATACAATGCTGTGCAGATACCCGCACTGCGTAAAAATGTTACTGGCACCATGACATCCAGTAACGTGTATTTGTCAGTTCCTACTGATTTTTTGTACGTATACAGCCTAGCAGTCATAGACGGTAGTGGTAACTACACGTTCTTACTAAACAAAGACGTTAACTTCATACGCGAGGCGTATTCCACCAGCACAGCAACGGGAGTACCTAAGCACTACGCTATATTCAACGATGACGCGTTTATTCTTGGGCCTACACCCAACAGTAATTACTCAACAGAGCTTCATTACGGCTACTATCCTGAGTCTATTGTTACCGCTAGCACCACCTATCTTGGCGATGAGTTTGACTCTGCGCTACTAAACGGTGCCCTAGTAGAAGCTATACGGTTTATGAAGGGTGAGCCTGATATGATTGCGCTTTACGATAAGATGTACGTATCAGCTATGTCGTTACTCAAGGTACTGGGTGACGGTAAGTTACGCTCTGACACGTATCGTTCTGGGCAAGCTAGGCTAACGGTGCAGTAAGAAGTTATATGTTGTTACAAACTCCGCAAATAGAAGTAGGTAATGTTTTCGTTGCCACTACAGAAAACAAAGGGCATGACCCTGAGTTCTGGGCGCAAGCCGCCGCAGGTAGGATCGTTAGCGTAGGTAGCAGTTGTCACCCCGTGATAGCGCAACAAGCGGAAGCGTTCAAGGAAGCAGTCAGAGCCACGGCTTTGCACTACATAAAAGAAGCAATAAAGAGCGATAGGACAACACTTATTGCAGAACTAGAACGTCAAGGTCATAAAGACATGGCAGACATAATTAGGAGTCTATAATGGCTATATCTACAGCTATGTGCACGTCTTTCAAGCAAGAAATACTTGTTGGCACGCATAATTTTACTGCCACTTCTGGCAATACGTTCAAGCTAGCTTTGTACACAAGTTCGGCTTCCTTGGGCGCAAGCACCACTGCGTATTCAACATCTAACGAAGTGTCTGGTACAGGATACACAGCGGCAGGTGCAGCGTTGACCAGCGTTACCCCGGTTGCTAGTGGAACAACAGCTTTGTGCGACTTTTCTGACCTTACATTCAGTTCAAGCACTATCACTGCAAACGGTGCGCTTATATACAACGATACACAATCAGATAAAGCTGTTTGTACGTTAGCTTTTGGTGGCGATAAGACCTCAACTGCGGGTGATTTTACGATCCAGTTCCCGACAGCAGATGCGTCTAACGCGATCATCCGTATTGCATAGCGAGTAATATGTGGCGGTTGTTAATGGCTGGGGACGCGGTGCTTGGGGTGACCTTGGATGGGGCGAAGGCTCTATTCCAGTTACTGTTACGGGCGTTGCAGGCACTGGCGCAGTCACAACAGTCACCGTCTCAGCAGATGCAAATGTCTCTGTCACAGGCGTTTCTGCAACAGGGGCAGTCGGGTCGGTCACAGTCTCAGCGGGCGCAAATGTCTCCGTTACGGGCGTTGCTGGAACTTCTGCGCTCGGCAGCATATCACTCGTTACGAGCAACATCATATCCGTTACGGGTGTTGCAGGCACTGGCGCGGTTACAACAACTACCGTTTCCGCAGGGGCTAGTGTATCGCCAACGGGTGTCGCAGGTACGGGAGCGGTTGGGTCAGTTACGCCGACAGCAGGTGCGAATGTATCGCCCACGGGCGTTGCGGGCACTGGCGCGGTCACTACAGTCAGTATTGCTCTGGGCCAAACGATTGTTCCAACGGGTGTCGCGGGCACAGGGGCGGCTGGGGATGTAACAGTTGCCGACGCCGTTATTGGCGTTACGGGAGTATCTGCAACAGGTATAGTTAACATTGTTAATGTTTGGGGCTTAGTAGATGATAGCCAGACGCCAAATTACTCAACTATATCAACAAGTCAAACACCGAGTTGGACTGCTATAACAGATAGTCAAACTCCAAATTGGGAAGAGGTAGCTTAAATGGCAACTTACGTTAACGACCTACGCTTAAAAGAGATTGCCACAGGCGATGAATCAGGTTCGTGGGGCACCAGTACAAATACAAATTTAGAGCTAATTGCAGAGGCATTTAGTTTTGGCACCGAAGCTATTACGACGAATGCTGATACTCATACTACTACTATTGCTGACGGGTCTACTGATCCGGGCCGCAGTCTCTTCCTCAAATATACTGGCACTCTTGATTCAACTTGCACCATCACTTTAGGGCCAAACACGGTAAGCAAGCTGTGGTTTATTGAGAACGCAACCAGCGGATCGCAAAGCATTATCATCAGCCAAGGCTCTGGCGCAAACATCACCATACTGAATGGTCAGACCAAAGCGATTTACAGCGACGGTGCCGGATCAGGCGCTGCGATGGTTGATGCGTTTACTGATTTAGCCGCTGCAAGTTTGTTTGTCGATGGTGATTTAGCCTCTAATACTGCCGGTACTTCTAACTTTCGCGCAGGTGTCAACGCAGGTAACAGCATTACCTCTGGCGGCAACTACAACGTCGTTGTGGGCGATGAAGCGGGTACGGCTTTGACTACGGGTGATAACAACGTAGCCATCGGGTATGCCGCATTAGCTACTGAAGATGCTGATGGTGAAAACACTGCTGTTGGCTATGGAACACTACAAAATCAAAATTCAGGTGTAACTGCTCAAAACGTGGCGATAGGCCATAATGCTGGTAACGATATTACCACGGGAATTCGCAATACTTTGATTGGCGGTTCAGCAGGTGATGTTCTCACTGATGCAGATTTCAACACAGCAGTAGGGCAACAGGCATTAACTACCGATACATTGGGCAGTAATTCAACAGCTATTGGTTATGGCGCGTTAGGCACACAAAACTTCACAACCGCTACAGATACTTACAACACAGCAGTTGGCTCTCTTGCAGGTACGGCAGTCACCACGGGAACTAAAAACACTTTTGTTGGTGGTCTTTCTGGTGACGCTTTCACAACAGGCTCAGATAATGTTGCCTTAGGCTACGCAGCTTTGGGCAATGAAACTGTTGGAGGCAGGAATACTGCTGTAGGTCGCTCTGCTTTGCAGGCTCAACAACAAGCAACAGCAACACTTTCTTATAACACAGCGTTAGGCTATGCAGCCGGGGCGGATGTTAGCACGGGGACTGAAAACACCCTGCTTGGTGGTCTTGCTGGTGACGCCTTAACCACAGGTGGTCAAAATGTTGCAATTGGGGTCAATGCTTTAGGCACTGAAACAACATCAGCTAACAACGTAGCCATAGGCCGTGAGGCACTAAAAACTCAAAATGGCGCAACACACAATGTCGCTGTGGGTCGTACCGCTGGTGCGCTTGTTACTACAGGAAGCCGCAACACGTTTCTCGGTTCGCAGTCAGGGACAGCTACTACTACTGGAGAAAGAAATATTGCAGTTGGCTTTGATGCTTTAGGAGTAAATACTAAAGGTAACAAGAATGTTGCAGTCGGTGAAAGCGCCTTATATGCGTTAAATCTTACTACCTCTACTGATAGCTTCAATACAGCCGTAGGGCACCATGCGGGCGTGAGAATGACCGTAGGAACCATCAACACCCTCGTCGGTGGTCAATCAGGCGAAGACCTCACAACGGGAGACTCGAATGTAGCAGTCGGATATCTCGCTCTGTCCTCAGATACCCAAGGCGATCAAAGTGTTGCTATTGGCGCGGGAGCTTTAAAGACTCAAAACTTTACTACGTCGCAGGGTTCTCTAAATACGGCTGTTGGGTATACCGCAGGCACCGCAATTACCGAGGGAAGGGCGAACACCTTAATAGGGCATATCGCTGGTCTAGGACTTACTACTGGCAATAGTAACACCGCGCTTGGATATACTGCATTAATGACCGACACGCTGGGAGATAGGGCTGTCGCACTAGGAAGAGGAGCACTTGCTACTCAAAACTTCACTACAACCACAGATAATTACAATATAGGTGTTGGCTACAACGCAGGCACCGCAATCACCACTGGAGTCCAGAATACTATCATCGGAGGTCTAGCTGGTGATGCTCTGACAGATGCTGATCTCAATGTCGCAGTGGGCTATGTCGCACTCTCCGAAGCAACAACTAATACCCATAATACTGCTCTTGGTGGTCAAGCTCTAGCGAACATGAACAACACCACCGTTGCGGCTACTTATAATGTTGCAGTCGGTTTTAATTCGGGTGTAGTCGTTAACACGGGAACTCAAAACACTTTCGTTGGTAGTTTTTCTGGAGATAAAGTTACAAGCGGATCTAAAAATATTTGCATTGGATATGATGCTGACAACGGTAGTGCAAGTGATGAACACGTTATTCTTATTGGTCATAGCATTTCTGGGTCTGGCAATAACTTTACTTTTGGTAAATCCGGTAATGTTGTTCATAACGACTTTGATACGGATGCAGCATGGTCGCGTTCATCAGATGTGCGGCTAAAGAAAAACATAGCAGATCAAACGCTTGGGCTATCGTTTATCAACGCCCTTCGGACTGTCAAATATAATTGGAAAGCAAGTGGTGAGCTTGATGCATCAGATGCCCAACTAGCGCATCTACGAGAGGAAGATGCTGACGGTAATATTATTAACCATATGAACACAGACGTAGTAATGCACAACTTTATCGCACAAGAGGTAAAAGCTGCATTAGACACCGCTGGTGTTTCAGATTTTGGTGGTTGGAAAGAAGACCAATACGGCGTACAGCAAGTATCTCGCGATATGTTCGTTATTCCGCTAGTCAAAGCAGTTCAAGAGCTATCTGCTCAAGTGACTGCACTAACCACAAGAGTCACTGAACTAGAATCATAGGAGGACATCATGTCTGAAGAAACAGTAGGCCGTACCGACGAAGAAAAGGCACAGATGTACCAAGCCATGCTAGATAGCGTGAATGTTATTGAAAGCGTTTTGGACAGTAGTAATGAGTATGGCAACGACCTGACGAATGTTGAAAAGCAGGAAAAGATTTTGCGTAGCTCTGGGTATCTTGAATACGGCAAAGCTCTTGGCGATTGGGGTTCAGAGGACTTCTCTGCCATAGACTCTGCTGTTGCTGCCGCAAAAGCATACACACCATAAGGAAAAATAGACCGTGCAAATCAACCTAGACGAAAACGACATCAACGTAATCCTAGCGATACTGGGCGATATGCCAAGTAAGTCAGGCACTTGGCCTTTGATGATGAAGATTAAGGTACAAGCTGACGCGCAACTCGTTGAGCCAGAAGAAGACGAAGAAGGCGAGGGAGATACTGAAGAAACTGTAAATGGCTGAAATACAGTTTCAGATGCACTCACTGCCGTCAGTATTTCTGATGGAGTTGGACATCCCGACAGAGTTCGTTGAATCGTGTAACGACTACCTTGATGAGCTAGTTACACAGGACGATAAGGTTAGCGCAGCGCACACGCTAGTGGGTCAGATCAAGACAGGTGAGCAGCTTGTGATGGATCACGAAGATCCAAGGCTGGCACCGTTTTCTAGGTTCTTGTGCGAGATGGGCGTGACGTATGTTAACCAGTTTATGGCTCAATCTGGTCAGTCGCTGGACGGGAACAGAAACGTGGAAATAGATGAGCTATGGTCGGTTCATAGTTACGAGGGTGACTACAACCCGATCCACGATCATGGCACTAAGACGGTAATGGGTATTAGCTGTACGACATGGACGAAGGTGCCGCCACAGATTGTTCAAGGG